GTCTAGTCGTCATAGAATGATGAACGTCATGAGCGGACTTCAACGCTTGCGCGTAGTCCTGACACCCTACCACAGTGGCAACTTTAACAGACCCGGCCAAGTCCACTTTGATCAAGCGACTCTCAGGCTCTTTAACCTCCAACACGACATTGGTCCAGTCTTTCCAAATGACATCCGCAGCCGCCTCCGCCGCTGCATTGCAAACCTCAACACTAGCATACGACCCCATCCATGGGATAATAGCTTTGCTGAGGGTGCCAAGCTTCTGCAGGGCAGCCGCTGTCATTGAACCCCCACGCCCCTTCACACGAACCTCAATCTCTTCCGTCAAGCACAAATGAGCTGGCTTGACCTCGTGCCCAGCAGCTGACATAATCAGCTTAGAGGACACTGGCGGAGGTTTATTGGGGATCATCTTCCGGAACGCTTTATTGACCACTAAACCATAACTTGGAAACTTATCCGCGAACTCGACATCCACACTAACCTTGGTCCCACAAGGCATAGTCACTAGCACCGTTGAAATGACATCGGTGTCGTGGCTGCCATCATCTTCATCAAGGGACACAGGCACGCAAGAATACCGCTCCCACGGGTCAGTACCATCCGAATTATCAATGGAAACGAGATGATCATAAATGGGGGTTGAACTCAACTGTCCCCAAGGCCGATTCTCTAACTCATCCACAAACAACGAATGCATCTCCTTAGTATAACCATAACGCTCATCCAAGGCCGCCCAAACTCCGGGACTAGCCTCGCCAGGAACATCAGCCCTCATTTTCCACGGTTCATCCTGTTGATCCACAGCTTCTGCCCCAAGAGTGTTTTTCAACACCCAATCACAATAGGCTTTAAGTGGTGGATTATTCTGGACTACCCCGCATATACTGAGTGCAGACATCCTGGCATACGACTTCTCAAGACCATCCTTGGCTGTAAGACTAACTCCAATTTTGGCCAAAGTACGGCCAACTAATGGAGTAAATGTCCAACCAAGAGAATCCTCTACCATAAAATGGCTACAGAATTCTACTCGATGGGGAACCACGTGGTACTTGGGCTTGGCTTTAAACCCCAAATAACCCATCCACGTGGCCCAATCAATCGGGTCACCAGAGTGACTCCCCACATTATCATCGCCTTGAGCCGCCATTTGAATATTCGCTACGGCTTCTTGAAAAGTATAGTCGCGGACACGCATGAAGATAAACAAATGCATAAACAAATTCAAGATGGAATTCATCAGGGACGTATACACATCCCCAGATTTTCGGGTGCCCTGCACCTCATACTTCCACCCTGTACCTGTATAACCATGGGTCTCCAGATTGGCCATCATCAAATCTATGACGGCTACTGGGGCTCCAAAGTATTTGCAAATCTCAACCTCCAACATGCCCAGCAACTTATGAATACTAGCATCATAGTTGGAAATGTCATCCTCGAACATATTCCACCCAGACCGACGCGAAAACAAAGCTACTTCGCGCACAGTTTTCCCACTGGTGAACATAAGATTGTTCGGTGACGACAACCAACTTTTCATCCTACCCTGCAAAGCGCTCATCCACGGCCCAACCAGATTCGTCATCTGAGGTTGGGCTCCTTGAATCAACCTAGGAGCCTTTAGACTAGCATTAGTCCTAGACCCTTTATTGATACACTCTTTCTTCACGAACGCCTCTCTCCTGGTAAAATTATGCAACTCTTCCTTGTTGAGGATTGTCGCCGCAGAAATACCCGACTCATTTAATTCAGCCTTGTTGCGCCTCAATCTCATCTTCACAGACAAGGTACTATTGACGCCACGAAGCCAATCATCATAAGTCAGGGCTTCTACATTGAACCTCGGCCCCAACAACTTAGATTTGTGCCTGGGAAACCAGTCTTTGACAAGACTTATCAACAAAGACAAATCCGCTTGGACCGGCTTCTTGAGCACGCGCTCCGTAAGCGCTGCCAACTCGTTGGTCTTAGAACTCTCATAAATGGTAGGAGGCATCTCCTCAGATCCCGTCGTCAACACCGTAGCACAAGGAGTTTCCTTCTCATCAGGTTCCTCTCCTTTTGACTTGTCGACGACACTGGCCGTCGGATTAACCTCCACCTTCGATAATTGAGCGGTCTTAGACCAAACCTTGGTATACGACTTTACAGTTTTTGAAACTCCATAAATCAACATGCCAGCCAACACCGCACAAGCGGCCGCACCACCTGTCAGGACTGTCGCGGTAGCCGCTGCCGTCACCTGGCCTGCCGCCACCACAGGAACTGTGGAAGCGTAACCCAAAGCCATAACAGCAGCAATTTTCCTGGCCTGTGACCAGAAACTACCCGTAACAAGTCTTGACACTTTGTTGTGCCCAGCCTTGAACCGCTGATAGGCTATCAACGGCACATAAACTCGTGC